TAGCGTGCCGGAATCTTTCGGTATCGTTAGCAGCGCTGCCGTTCTGGTCCTCAAGCAAGTTGAGCGTCAATACTGATCTCTGCCCAGAGGGCGCGGTTGCACTAAACTCGTTGTACCACCATATCATGTTGTCCGTGTAAGTCGCGTCGTTATACACATCTTGATGTTTCCAGCGGTACTCAAAGTTTGGCGACCGAGTAAACCCGCCACGGCCATTGTTGCCTGTTGTGTAATACCCCTGCCACTCGCCATTATCGTAATAGCAGTAGCCCCAGAGATCGTCTAAGGCATCGAGCCCGCCGCCCGATACGCTGGCACCAGCTAGTTGCACCGACTTGGGCGGGATCGGCAACACCTTCCTCGCGCGCTCCTGGGCGGTGGCGGTGTAATCAGTCATCTGATCTAGGTCCGTAATATCGCCAACAGAAAACATCTGATGGCGATACGTTACATCATAGGCCGAGTTCCATGTGCCTCCACCTCCACTCTGGAGATTGGTAAGCGACTCCCCCACCTGGTCATACAATATGTCCCCTGAAGACAAAAAGATTATGTCAGAGTCAGAATTTATGACCTGGATTCCGGTGTCCATCAGACCTCGATAGATTCCGTCCAGAACGAGAATGGTATACGGTTCGACTACAACATGCTCCAAGTTTGACCTTGATAGGGCTTCCACATACTGATCGTTTATGTCGATTACTGTGTCGAACCTACCCTTTGGCACAACTATGGATACTTTTAGTGTATAGGCTTCCTTGAACGCAATGATCTCGTCGAACCTTGAGTCTCCGTTCGCCCATTTCGGTCGGCAAAGAGCAAGGCCATATCCGTGGTACTTGATCTGGTCGCTAGTGATAGACGAAACTAGGGCCTCGATATTGGCAACATCTTTGACCCATATTGAGCCGTATGGTCCTTCGTAGTTCTTAGCCGCATTTTTCAAGTTCCTCAAGTAGAACAAGTTTTCGCAATACCCTTCGTTCATAAAAGTTACGCTGGCGTTTGCGAAGTTGGTATGCGACCGGATCGGATTGGTGTTCGGCCCAGGGTCATTCCCATACGGGCCACAAGCATTGTTGGAAGTGGCGTTGCTATCTCTTAGGTATCTCTGAGCATATGACCTGTCTTGCCACAAGTCGTCAATATGGGCGACCACTTTGCCAGTATACGGAGTCACCGCCGGGTCGGCGGTGGAATCCCATACGCCCGCCGCTAACGCATTGGCTACGAAAGGCTGCGTCGCTGAAGTAACAGCATCCGGCCGTCCGACAACGTGCCAAGTGTGACAAAGTGGGCCGACATTGTAATACTCGTGATAGAAGTACGGAAGGCCCGTAAGTTTGACCACCGTAGGTTCTGCCGCATCTCCTGTCTGCAACGTGGCGCTCGACGAATCCCCGCCAATGTGCATCACCTGGTCAAAGGCCGGTTCATCAAACACATCTCGAATACCCTTTAGGATCACGTTTCCGTCTGTGTCTTTCGGGAGTCCGACTTCTAGAATCCTCATGTAGAAAGATTCCAGTCCGAAGTCAGGATGATTCACTTCGACTATATCTGACGGTCTGAGTCCGCTGAACTCTCTCGACACTTCAATGTCGATAGACGTGATCGGGTACGCATGAGAAACTAGATTCCGCTGTGCCACAACCGCTGCCGCTGTCGGCGTCCGAACTCCAGGCGCGGAGACTTGTTTGACTCTCCTCTTGCCGTTTTGAATAGCCATGTTGCCTAGATCGTGAGCGGTCGCGATTGTTTCTTTGAAATTGTCTAGGCGATCATTGTATTTGACCTGCACTACGTTGAATGTCTCGTCCCACGATTGCCGAGACGCTGACTTCATCTTTATGATGCTCGATTCAGTCACAACGGGGATTGTCTCTGTGCCGACCACGTTCCCATCGTAATCAAGCACCGCGTTATCCGTAGTCCTATAGGTCTTTCTGAGCAACCGTAGGTCGAATAGGCCCTCTTCATTCTGCACCAGCATGGCGTTTATCTGGGTAAGAATGTTGTCTATTACTGTCTTCGCCTGCTTTGCCGAGTCAACGGTCATGCTGAAACCATTATTCTCAGTGTAACATTTTTCGGCTACTGCGATAAACGAAGCAGTGTCTATGAGGTCCGGCGGTATAGATAGCCCCCAATTTGTATCCGTAAGGATTTCATATATGACGTGAGCGGGGTTCGCGTCGCCTTGCCCCGATACAGGGTCCGCAGCCACTTTACTGTATGCTGCGGTCAGAGACGTCGGATAGCGGTGTACGGTCAGCCTCCACTGTTGCAGAGTTGCTGCTTCGCCAAGGTTTCCACCCTCCCATACTAGGTGGCACACCTCTGGGTATCTAGGTACGAGTAGACCTGTGCTGACTGGCTGGCCGCCGATGTTTACCGTTGCTCCATCGCGCAACTCAACGGAAGATATGTAGTTACTTGCTGACTGATTGTCTGTCCCGTAGTAGAACGTAGCCGACCCATTGATGCCGCCCCCTCGTTTTCCCCCTCCGAAGAAAGACCTATCTAGGAACGTAAAGTATCTATCCCCACTCGTAGTCTGCGGATACCCCGTTATTGGGTCCAAGATGTGCTGGCGTGATATTGGGTTATAATGAACCCCCGTCGTTTCTCCGGCTTTTAGTATCGGGCCATCGTCGATGGTTATCTCGCTAATCGAGTCGATCGGACCCCAGCACAGCGCCAAATCAAGTCCAAGCGAATACTCGAAGGCTACAACCTTGCCGCCCGTGTCCAGCTCCTTAGCTGAGAAATCCCCGTACCACACGACGTTTTGACCATCTATTCTTGTGGTGCCCCAAACAACTGGGATATAGCGACTCTCAAGATTAGTCGGAAAGTTGTAGTCGCCGAGCCCACTCGGTTCAACGTCTTCAATGTCCGGCTTAGGCGCTAGGGCATAAGACAGACCTGCCGCTGCTGCTGTTATGGCTATAGTAACGATAATGATTATGATCCATTCTACGGGAGTCATGTCGTCACCTCCTCATATCAGAGCTGAACGGGTTGAGCGTGGGGATGAACGGATACCCACCATAGTTCTGCACATTGTTGAATCGGGAGTAGCAGTTCTGGATTGAATGGTCACATCCTGCCGTTATGGTTACTTGGTTGCCTATTTGCAGATCAGACGTCGGGACAAGCAAAACCACTTCGTAACTATTGGTGTCCACTTCCGTAAACCGAAGTGCCGTCCTTTGTCCAATATTTTCCGGTGCGGTGAAAACACCGCCGTTGAAGAAGGAAACGTCAGTCGTCACCTGTGAAGATGCTTGCCCGAAATCGGTCAAAGAAACCGTCAGGCCATCTTGGCTCAGCCCAGATACGGTAAACGTGAAAGTATTTGTGCCCTTGGGCACCCCGCACCGATCATCGTACAGGGCATGGTTACACATCCACGAATAGGTGGCGATTGGAAACTGAGTGCCCAGTTTCGACATGACACCGAGAAGAGAAACGGTGGCTGTCGTATCCGCAAATTTAACTGAGCTAACAGTGCCGTACCAGAATCTCCGTATCTCGGCCTGTGTGTCACTCCTGTGAACCCTGAATATCGTAACCGTATCGGGCTCCGGCGGAACGCCTCCGAGATACCTAGCTACAAATGGATTGTTGAAGGGGAATTTCAAAGAGATATTCGCTGAGGACTCTTTCGAGTTGATAGTGGGCGCAGTCCGTTTTATCGGGACTGGCTCGTATACCAGGCTACCATCCTGGTAAGGCGTGGCCGAAGACGTATACAGGAACGTCTCCGATCCAGTTATTCGGTACAATTCGATCGGCGCTCCGCCTTCAGCGGAACTCTCTTGAGATTCGTAGGACATGCGGGGGTTCCTTTCTTTACTGCTTCACTGTCACAACATTCACTTGGCAGGAGACTTCCTCGTTGCCATTGTATTTGAACTTGATCTTGTCCGAAGCCAATCGAACATGATAGAGTATCGAGATCCGAACATTCGGGTCCGCAGCTAATTCACTCGCTGTTACAAAAACTTGATTGGAATCAAACGTAAGCGTTGCGTTGGTTCCGTCTGTATCTGCGGAGATAACTTGCGTCCGCTTGGTCGTACCGTCGCTAAAAGTCGCTTCTAAGTGCGAGTACCCATCCAGAAGCGGAGTAAGCACTCCCATGTCGTCCCCGTAGAATGTCCCTGACAGACCAGTCGCGTCCGCAGACAAGTAGATCAGGTCTTCTGAACCTGAAGACGTCCAAAAAGATCGTTGCCTGCCCCAAGTCCAGTGAACGAATCTCCGTAGTGTTTCGGTCATTGGGCGGTATATGGTAGCGGGCAAACCAGCGCCCTGGTTCGCCAGCAGCTTGGACTCGTAGGAGTAATCGAATATCCTACCGAATGATATAGCAGCGGCATCCTTCCTGTTGAGCGTATCTATTGTCCCAATCGCCTGGTCAAACCAGATAGACCCGGAATCTGAAGAAACGCCCAGTGAGTTCTTAATGTACTGGCCTTCTCTCAGAATGGGCCTGCCGCCATACAGATCGGAGTTCGGGTCGTCCCCGCACATGTTTCTCCACAGCTCAGAGTCATCCGTATAGTTACTTTGGTATGTAGGAGAGTCAGGCACCATCCATGTCGCGGAATACTTTGTCGCCCCCGACGGGTAGAGATCAACTGACGTGTCTTCTTTGAGATACCCGATCGCCATCGGCAACAACGTCACGTCACCCGATTGAACTTCGGTATAGAAGTCCGGGGTAGGTACAGCCTGTACGAAAACACTAGTCTCCGTAGAATCGGCGTTCGCGACCCCTTTACCAATCTGTCCATCCGAATTACGGTAGTACCAGATCAAATCGCCCGCTTTTATGTCAGACAGTTCCGGGCACAACGAATGATCGACCCTAAGAACTACACGTCCATTTAGAAAGTCTAGGGTAGCGAGATCTACTGATTGTGTTTTGTGCCATAGAGCTACTTTTGCTCTCCGGCCTGCTAAACCCATCATCTTAGCCTGAAAAGCGATACCAGTTTGACGGTCTTCGGCGTTGACGAGATATTCTAGCTGTAGCGTGGACCTCGGAGTCGATCGAACCCTCGTCCGTCTCTCCGTACCGTCCCATGCTTCGCCAACATCGGTTTTGAACTCTAACTCCTCCACAACATTACGCTGCGGTTTTTCCAGCACAACCACATATCTCTCAAAAGACACAGGAACGCTTACTTCTGCCCACTCAAAATCTACCTGGTCTGCGAAATCCCGGCCCGAGTCTAGGAAAGTTACCGTTACGCGAATCTCAGTATATGCCGACAGAACAAGCGGATTGGCTTCTAGTTCCGCTCTCGTGGTCAGGGCGGTTTGCCCAGGCCATGTCACCTGAAATGTCCCGTCCTGGAGTGCCAGCTTTATGCTATCTGAAACTACAGAGCTATCAGCGTTATACAGGTCAACCGTGAACGAGTCACCGTTAGTGACTTCGTTCAAGTCTATGCTCTGCACATCTAGTGCGTACTGATGCGGAACATAAATGTCTGAAAAGTGCATGAATCACCTCTTGTAGACGTAACTAGCTTTTCCGCTATTAGAGATCAAACGGGGCGGCCTCTCGCGATCCCCGGTTTGCGTCGAGGCAAACCACACCGGACTTAAATCGTAAGTGTCGCGTCCGATCTTGACCACCGATCGACGACCATTGACGCCCAAAACCGTACTCGTCCCCTGGGACGTGCCCCTGAACACCCCAGGAACCTGTCCGAGATAGAAGTAGTAAGCGTTGGTAGCGATGGCTCCATAGTAGCTATCCTGGTGGTCGCGCGTAGTCAGCATCGTCACATAGTCAATCTCGACTACGCAGTTTTCCGCACCTGTGCCGTTGA